GAGGAACATGTATATAATATAACAAAAAATGTTGAGTTATTAAAACTTTATTTCGTTTATTTTAGATTCAGTTTCGGGTGTGAATCTAACCCTAGCAAATCTCCTAGGGCCTATACAGTCATTGTAAAATTCATCTTTAACTGAAACGTGATACCTGTGGTGTATGTTTTCTTCCAAATAATTTACTTGGCCTTTGGTTTCTCCCATTATCAATATTTCAAACTTAAACTTTTCTTTACCAATAGTGTCTATATCGTTGTTTAGTTTTTTTGAAGAACCTGTATATATTCTCCAGTTAGAATCTTTTCTTATTATCTTGCGTCTTTTCTTACCTTTGACTTTTACTCTACGAGTTGTGCCGAAGTATTTTCGACCTATATATTTTCTACCTGATATTACGTTTGTAATTATGTAAACAAAACCAAATTCGTTTTCAGGTGCCTCTTCTAAAGGCTTTCCTTTGTATAACCAATGACTCATATTTTTAACTATCGAAAGATACCACAAATGTAGTATCATAGTGATTTGATTTAGCAATAGGTCTTGATAATTTACCTACAGCTAATAGTCTTGCTTGTGAGTCATACAGACCCACCGTTGTAATATATGGTGACCATTCAGATCCTGTTGCAAATGAATGTATTGTACTAAGCTTGTGATCATCAATTAGTGTAGGATTCATTGTGAACCCATACTCTCTTTCTTTTACATGACAGCTATATTCTTGTTCGATTATAGTATGTGTATTTCTAAATTTCATAATACATTCAGAAAATATATTATTCCCTTCTACACTTGAGTGGTAACTAGTACCTACATCTGAAGGTGCTGTGAGTGTAAGTATTCCGTGGTTATAAAATACGTTGCCTACTTTATTTTCGAATGAAGGGTTTGTGTTAGCAAAAGTAACTTCATTTTGTGTAAGCACTTTGTTGAATATCATTATCTGGCTTACACCACCTTTAAGTTGATTTTTGTATTCAATGCTATCCTTATATTTCCTAGAATATCTAGCTGATCTATCTTGCTTTCTGAATTTAGTTCCTGGGTCGTTGGGTTTTGCAGCCACGACTATGTCTGACTTATTAAATGTCGACCCGGAAGGAACTGATCCTTGTGATTGTAACACACCGTCTACGTACAGAAAAGCAAAGCTGCCAGATTTTGTAAGTATAACGTTGTTAAATGCTACACTTGTACTTACTACTGTAGGACTATTAAGATAAAGTGTTTCTGAACCGTTTGATATAGCTGCTTGGTATGTACCTGCATTTCCCACCGAAACACTTCCTGAGTTTGATCCTTTTGATCCTTCAGAATTAACATATCTTATAGAAAATGGATATGCGCCTCTTGTGTGTGGGTCGTGTTTTGAAATTATATAGTTATGATTCTGTGTGCCTTCGTTCAATGCACTTGCTGTTTCTTGAAACCTAGATGCTGAAACTCTTACATATACAGAAAAGTCATCAGCTGTTGTGTTGTCTCCTGCCTTAGATGTTCTAAAGTCAAACTGATGTCTATCTTTCACAATAAGCATACTTGATTTTTCTTTGTTTAACCGTGACTCTGTAGTAGCTGGCCTTGCTCCTAAAAATTCAATAAATGTTTGTTCAGTGTTATGTTTTTTAGGAGTAATACTATGAGCTTCAACTCTGTTTGGATATGGAGATCTTTCAAAGAATCTTGTACTATTTTTTAGGTTATAATATTCCTTACCATTATCTCTGTAATAGCTGCTGCTTGCAAGTGAATTTATACTATGTGCGTTTATCTTGTTACCTGACTGGTTGTACATATCTGCAAAGTTCATTGCAAAAAGACTTTGAGATGTATAGTTTACAGATTTACTTGCAGCTGATAGTGATATTGAGCAATCTATTAAATTTCCAAAGCCGTCATCTATAATATGTTTACTTCCAGACTTTATAGATACGCTACCTTTTTTTATAGACTCACCAAACATTTTCTGAGGTATTGAAATTATCTTAGCCTTGTGGCTTAAAGTTCTTATTTCTTTTTCATAGCCATTGTTATCTAACGTCCAACATGGATCATCAGGATTTGTATAATACATCCCCTGAAGAGAATCGTGCAAGCTACGTCTATAATATCCATTTGTTGTTACAGCGTGTGTTGAAGATTTTGTTACTTGAAGATATGAACCATACTCATCTGGCATGAAGTCAGTACCATCATACTCTGTTTCATATGCAAATGCACTAAGAGAAACAATTCTTATGTCTTGAGGATTAAACTGTGAAGATGTTTTCCAATGGTCGAATATCTGAAACTGTTGATAGTTTTTTTCAAAATAACTACCAGTATAATTGCTTATCGTAAACTCGTATTCTTTGTGAGCTTCAAATGGAGTTATTTGTATATCGTCCTTTCGGAATTTTTTAAATATGCCGGACATATATTGCTCCTATTTTTAGAACTCTAATTTAATTCGAACAAGTGCTTCTCGTGTAAATGATTTTAATAAAGGTTTACTTAATTTTGCAGTAGCCAACAATTCATTGTTGTCGTTGTACATACCAACAGTTGTAATATAAACCTTAGGGTCTTTATACATTGATGGGTGAGAAAAAGATCCTTGTGATCCTGATGTAAATGTTGGATTGTTACTAAAATTATATTCAGCGTTTTTTAATCTGCAGAAATAATGCGTTGCAAATACTCTTTCAGAACTACGTGCTGAGAATGAACTTGATGTCTGACCTTGAGGTATTAGTGCGTTTGATCCTGTAAAGAATCCAACTATTCTATTTAATGTAGGATTAGTGTTTGTACTACCTACGTCGTTAGCATTACCAGGACACCAACAGTAGTTTGTTATATCTAAATCCATTTGTAATAATCTAGGTGAAAGCATTATAACTCCCATATCTGGATAAAACCATCCGTATTGAGTTGGGTTAGCTATTACAGCACCTGTATCAGTTGTTATACCTATAGATCCTGTAACTACTTTATATAGTGCACCATAATCTCCTAATGAAGCTTGATTTGCAGAGCTATCATCAGTAAGTGTTATTTGAGTACCAACTACTACATTTGGTGAATGGCCTGAATGAATAAATGAACTTGACATTGTCAATGCCCAATTTCCTGGATCTATTCTTTCTTTAAATCTTTGTCTATTGACGTTTATGAAAATTGATGATGTTTCATTGACACTGTTTATTGTAAACTGCTCATCACCTGGTGTTAAAAGTAAATTAGCATATTGTGAGTATACAGTTTTTGTAGGTGTTTTACCTGCAGAAGCGTATTGGCTAATTGGAGCTGAGCCAGAACCAAAGTAATGTCCGTATGCAACTGCAAATTGTGGTTCAGCTGAAGATGTAATTTGAGGATTATCTCTATAGAATTCTTTATAGTATATTCCTGCAGCAGCGTTTTGTACAGATGAAGTAAATATTTCATTATCTACCATCTTTAATTCACCGTCATTGTTTGTCCACATTGCAGAAGTTATTACATCTGCTTGAGCGTTTTCTACAATGTCACCTCCTTCAAATCTTGTATACAAAGGAGTAATAGGTCTTCTATAAGGCCTTGATATTCTTCGGTTGCTTCGACCAACTCTTGTTGAGTAATTTCTAGATAAAGCACCTTCTCTATCAAAACGCGGTGATTCATTGTTATATTTTGCCATCTTTATTCCCTATTATTTTTCGAAGTAGTAGTCTTCAACTAAGTTAGTAGCTGTAGCTTCTTTCTTAACTGTAACGTTAATTGTAACGTATCCACCTGTTTCATTTCCAATCAAAGTTAATGTTGTTGTTATATCTGCTGTAGGTTGAGGTTTTGCAACTATTTCAAATCTTGTACCTACTGATGTTACAGAATTACCTGTGTCTCCAATATAATCTGCAGTTGTTGGTGCACCTCTCCCAGAAACCCTACCACCTGGAGCAACGTTTAGATAACATGCATCTGAATTTGCCAGAATTGCTGTGTATCCGTAAGTCTTATTTCCATTTGCAAAGTTTGCAGTGTTTGGAGTAATTGGTGCTTTATCACCACCATAAGTCAATGTAATATCTGTAACGCCTACTGTAACAGTTGGCATTCTAGAAATATTCTTAGGTAGTGTGACAAGCTTATGTTTCATCACATAGTTTTCGTTAGGAACTGCTTCTACTAATGGCATAGCTTCAATTGCTTGTCCATAATAATTTGTACCTAGCTGGTGGTTAACATCCCACAAACCATAATCTATTTCATCATCGGCAAGTGCAAATTGAGTGATATTAAAAAACTCACTTCCTTTTGCTAGTAATTCTCTACCTTTCTTGGTAAGAATTGCATCTACCGTTATTGTTGTTTTATCTAAATATCCCATTGTTTACTCCACTAATCTATTTTATTATATATAAATATATAGTTATTTTATTTTTACCTTATGCTACGACATTGCATTTGGTGCCTGTATAGAACTAACTCCAGCTGATGGTGTTGATATTACCAGCTGGTTAGGACTAGTGTCTGTTACCTCAACTACAGGGCCGCCGTCTACTGTTGCCGTCACAGGCATGTTAAAATCAGAACCTACAAGTTTACAACCTCCATACAGCAAGTTGTTAGTTGCGTTCGTCATATAATCTTGATGCTCTGCTACTTTTAAACTTTTACTTACAGGTCTTAAACCTGATCTGTAAAATCCGTCTTCTAATATTGTTCCTGCATATCCACTCATACTTACTGCAGAATGATGGCCACCAGTACTAGCACTTGTTGCCATGTTATTTTTTGGAGCAAAGTAGTGATATTCATATTCCTTATATAACCTAGATGCTCTTTGATGATGGTAGTATTTTATATTACCTCTATCATTGAATTTACTTATAATATCATTTCTTTGTGAGTGGCCAAAGTTAGGGTGATCAAATGCCGAACCGCTTTCTTTCCAATTTACAGATGTTATTGATGACTGAGAAGAATGTGAGTGGCCTATAATGTCCAAACCAAAAAATCCGTTAGCTGGTGTTGGCAATATGTTTAACAAGAAGTCACCTGCATTTTCATAACTTGCTCCACCCTGAACTACACTGGCTGTTGGGTTAACTTGATATTGAGGTCCACCTTGAGACGATGAAGCTTGATACCAATGCATGTTATCCCAGTAATATCTTGACCCATCGATATCTAAATCGTGGCTGTGATGCTTTCTTGTGTTTATAGATACTTCAACTTCACCAGCTGATTGTTCTGATCCTGATAGATAACCTGTGTGAGATTGTAGAGCATCACCTGGTTCCCACTTGTTGCTTTTAGGATTAAACCATTTGTGATATTTACCACCTAATGTAGTTGTGTTAGCAGTCGTTTTAAGATTGCTTATATCTATCTGTCCTTCATAATGGTTTTCTTCTACATATTCTTGTAAGTTAGCAACCTTTGGTTTTTCTAGCATGTTACCTTTAACAAGCAATCCTATTTGAGCATTTGCTCTTGCAGGAACAAGCATCTCTATCTGTTTAAACAAAGAATGATCTATGAATCTTAGTATTCTTAGGTACTCAAAGAAGTTATAAGGATTTGTGTGCTTTTTCCAATAATGGTTTCGTAAATTTCTTAATCTTTTGTATTCATCGTCTCTATAATCTAATGGGTTACCTACATAGTTATGAAAGTCAGCACCACCTAATTCGTGTGCAATATCTAAATCTATTTCGAAATGTGGAGCATAATAAATACCTAGTCTGTTAGAATCTAAAGGTGCTTTATCAAATTGAGATGATTCAACCTTCTGTCTATCACTTAGCCTTCCTTTTAGTTCTGATGATTCAATTCTAACCTTGTCGCTTATTTCTCTAGTTGAAACGAGATCAGGCATAGGTGTATAATGTCTTTCTTCTTGAGTTGACCAGTCGTTTGAAAGTACTCCAGTAAAACCAGAAGCTGTAGCATTTGTTAACATAGCTATATACCAAGGAGTACCAGCATGATGGTTTGTATTTATTGCAGCATCGATAACAGGTGCGGCATAAAAGTGATTTGATTGAGGTGCTGAAGAAGAAAGCACTGAATTACCTGAAGACCAACTACCTTGATTGAATTGATTTGCGCCGTGTCCTCTGTTTAAATCACTACCTAGTGAATATCTTTGAGCCAATTGAGCAAATGATGAAGTTGCATTAGAACCTTCTATAGAAAGAGGTGCTCTAACATGATTCCAAAATGGTGATGGGTTACTACTTGTAAGATTTGCAGCTATATGATTAGGGTTCCATTCATTAAATGTTTTTTGATCGGGAGCAATGTACCAAGTTCTTATTTCTTGCAAAGATCCCGTAAATGGTGTCTGTGTACCTGCTGTAAGAGGACATGTAGCTACGTTGGTTGTTCCAAAGTTAAATATTTCTGCAGGCTGCCAGTTAGCGCCTTCTTCAGTCACAGTTATAGTTACAGAACCCGTATGCGTTATTCTAGCTTTAGAGTGATCAGGTGATTTTGCAACTGCAATTTCTATTTTGTTTGCACCAGTCATCGTTGCTGCACCTGGACGTTTTATGAGTTTTCTGCACAACATTACGTTCCACCAATCGTTGTCGTATAACGGTAGCCATTCAGTACTACCAGAATGTTGTGTATTATAATTTCCAGCAGCTGCAGGCATCGTTGTTAAAAGCTTACCATATTTGTAATAACCTGAAGTTGTTTTAGTAGCATTTGGATGAGGTACGATACTCATCTGCATTTGGAATCTTCCATCTGTTGGAGAATTAGCAGTAAATATAGATTGACTTGTTATAGTCTTAGTATTAAATCTGAATTCTAATGCATCAGGGCTTCGATCTTCTGCTGCAGCTTGAAACATCATTGGAGAGTTTTGGCTTAAATCTGGCCACTCAAATGAAAGATTTGTCCCTGTTGTAGTTTCACCAAATTCTAAAGCGTATGAAAATTTATCGTAAGTTGCATATGAATCTGTTTTCTTTTCTTTCTGAGGGCCTCCGTATTCAAATATTCTTAAAAGTGTTGGAGGTAAGCCATAAGTAGTCGTAAGTGCACGTATTCCTCTTTCACCACCTTTTGTTTTCATTAAATAAGGTAGATTGTTTAACATTCTCTTCCATGTTTCTCTAGAAAGATCTTCTCTGGAATTCAACTTCTTATTCTGTTCGTTGTATGCAGTTACATATTTTACAGATCCAGATGTTGGCTGACCGGCACCGTATGCAGATCCTGATATAGTAACTGCAAATGATGAACTTGCGTTTGCGTATGTAGCATCTTCATTTTGTCCGAAAGAATATTCCCATAGATCTGTAAATTGGAAACCTTGATAGGATTCCCAACCGAAAGATGAAAGTACATTGTATACTAAGTCTTTTGAAAGATCTTCGTATAACGGGTTAGATCTTTTATGAATTTGCATTGTACCATCTATGTAGTTATATACTGTATCGAAGTGGTGTGCTATCATGTTAACAAATAGTAAATAATTTGCGTTATCTTTACCGTCGTTCGATTCTCTAATATGGAATGGTATTGTATTTTCTAAATTGTGAGGATTGTGAACATCATAGTCTAATGCTACGTTTGATTGTGAAGCAAACCACGCTGTTGAAATTGCATCTGATACTTTTCTGTTTGTGTATGGCTCTACATCGTTTGATTTAGGCCAAGATCTTTCATATACTACACCATTTGATGTAGACTCATAAGATGATGATTCAAAGTATAAATAGTTTTCGTAACCATCAAAACCTTGAAGCACAGATTCTTTTTTTATCTTGTAATCAGATATGTTTTTCTTATTAACAGTACCCGTGTTTGTAATAGCTGCTAAAGTAGCAAGTTGGCTGTCATAATATTCTACCAGACCAAGCTTGTACTTAAAGTTTTCAAGTCTTTCGTTTGCAGAGCTAAAGTGTATGAAGTTACCGTACCCATGATAATCTATGTTTAAATGTGCTGAGTTGTAAGCAGAACCCGATGTGTATAGATTCATTAGCTTCTGTTTCGTGGTTGGGTTTGTTCCTAATATTGTATCCCACGTTTCCCAGCTTGTTTCACCTGCTGAACTTTTTGCAATATCTAATGTAAAGTTTGGTCCGGCTATTTCACTACCTACTTTTTCTCTTTCTGCAGGTATAAGCTTTATTAATTCTGTATGTGAAGTTATTACCTCTTTAACTATCCATAGCTGTTCTTTTACTTGTACGTCATCTGGTAAAGGACTATAAAGCTTTATTAGTATACCATCATCACCATCATCTTTCCAGTTAACAATAAGATGAGTTTGGTTATTGCCAAAGTTTGCTAATAAATCTTGCCATCCTTCGTCAATAAAATCTTCAACATCTTTTCTTTGTAACTCATCAAACTTTCTTAAAAATTCTTCATCTTGAGATGTTGTTTTTATTCTAACCTCAGTTCTTGATGGTGATATTTCAGAAATATGTAAACCATTGTTTTCAGAAAACGAACCAAGTATATCTCTAAAGAAGTTGTAGTGCACTTTGTATAAACCTGATTTGAAACCTAGCTGACGTATATCATTGTGTATGTCTAGCTCGATTCTAGGACGTTTTCGTTTTCTGCCTTTTTTTATATATTTGTCTATTCTAAATCCATCAACATCATAGTCAGATTCTAAAAGCTGTTCGCCTCCGTATACGTGTAATTCTACTAAATCAATATCACCTTCGCCAAAATTTGTAAAAACTTTCTTTGAAGGAATGTTTTGTAGGTCCTCTATTTTATATCTTTCTATTCTATCCATTTTAGTATGCTTTCACCGTATCGTCACTTAATAAATAAGGATTATTTTCGTTTCTGTTAAATACTTCTATATTTGAAAAATCTCTTTTGTAACCCATCTCTTCTCTATGTTCATAATATGTAGGAGGGTCTGGGAATGAGTACACATCTTGTGAATCTGACCAATAAACAGTTGTATTATTATTGTACTTCCAATACCCCTGCTTTCTTTGTTTGTCTGACTCTACTGTATTTCCTTTCATGGAATTTTCTTTTACCCACTGGATTTTCTTGTTTGAATTCCAAGGTCTTCTTGAAGGTGCTTTGTTAGATCGAGCTATATCGCTTCTTTCATAAGATTTCTGTTCAGGGTTCCAAACCATTCTAACCCATTTTTCTTCTTCTATAATATAATCTTTATAAGGCCTAAGCTTAGGATGTCTTGTGTCGAAAGTTTTAGTAGTTGCAACGTCTTCCCATTCATATCTTCCTAGAGGAATGTCTTGCTTCTCACCTCCCATAAGCTCTACTATCTTGCCATCTCTATGTACATTAACGTAATGGTTCAAGCTTCTTGTTACTCCTTTGTCATTTGATATTTCACAAAAGTATCTACCTACAACGCCTCGTTGTACATCGCTTAAAAGTAATTTTCTTCCTTTGCCAATTACTTTCTGCTGCACATCTGTATTAAAGTTTCGGCTTGTTTCGGCAGAGAAGTACCACGTAAACTGAAGTAAGTCTCTATTTTTTTCTTCTCTAGCATCTTCATAGTTATATGCATTACATACAAACACTATAGTTCCATTAGCCCATGAAGATAATACGTGTGTCTCACCTAAGTTAAATGCTAGCCTTCTAGCACCTGCAATTTCTTTATTTGACTCGTGATATGTTACATTTTCATATTCAAACTGGTCAATTATAGGTGTACCATAATTTGGCTTTTCTACATTCTGCAATTCAGTAAATCCAGTGTCATTAAATCTCTCTGTAAGATCTCTGTCAAATATAAATCTAGCAGAAGCTATTTCTAACTTCCAATCATCAACACCTTCTTTAGATATTATTATACCTGTATCACTTCGTTTGTTTTTCTTGTCTATTTCAAATTCAAAGTTTTCTCGTAATACAAAATCACTGTCAGAGTAAAGGTTGTCGCCTTTTATTGCGGTTGCTGATCTTATAGGACTTACAAGATCTTCCTGTACTCTTATCTGTCTTCCAGCTGTTTTTACAAACTTTCTAGATGGAAGCCTTCTGTCTAAATTTGGATTTCTTTTTCTCATTATCTCACAACCTTAAATATATCTTTAATAGGATAATAACCTATGATATCGCTAACACTTCCGCTAGCTTTTAATTTTATTTCTATCTGATAGTATCTTTCAGCTGACAAATTAGATGTAAACATTTCAAAATAATTACCTTTTTCATCGCAGCTGATTTTCGTAAAGTTATCGTCATAAGGTAATATGTCTTCACCTGTCTTAAGGTCTTTAACTGAATAGAATGCTGAACCAGAAGGTAAAAACTTAACTGCTAAGTCTGCTGAAGTATTTCCGTATGTTTTAACAGGATATTTTTCTCTACCTTGAATTCTGAATTTAACTTTCTCTCCATATCTATAATTACCTCTGTTATTTTTTAAATATATAAATACAGAAGATGCATCAGCTGTATCTAGTTCAGATAAAGATCCTGTTGCAAATTTAGAATCATCCCACTTAAATTCCAATCTAGGTTGATATATAGTATGTGTGTTTGTAGAGAAGAAAGCTAGATTCCCTTTAGCATAAGCAGATGCTTCATCGTCTGATTTTTTCGTTATTAAAAATCCTTGATTATTAATCCTGCCGTTATTTATTCCATAGACACCTGCTGAATTTGTCATATAACCTACAAATTCACTTACATCTACTTCATAATCATAGTTGCTTGTATTTTGGTAGTAAGTCTTGCCTGCTGATGTAACCCCTGCAATTGAGTGTGTTGACGCACCAGATTGTATTATGCCTAAGTGGTTAAACCATTGAGTAGTAGCTAGACTTCCTTGTGAATATTTCCAACTACAGCCTGATTCGTGGGTTATTGGGTTGTTTGAATTTCTACCTTTGCCTTCTGTCCAAGATTGAGAAACCGCAAGTGTTATTATAGTCATATCATCAGAGTGATCGTGGTTTGTGCTTTTATCTATAGCATACAGCTTCAAAGAAGATGATGGTGGAGAAAATATAGTTCCATCAGGATTTTTAAAAGTGTTCAACGAATCAGATCCAGAATGTACTGAAGCAGGTATGTCGAACTTAATTATTATTCTAGAATTCCAAGGGCCGGCTCCCATCGAGCTTGATACGACCTTATCTATGTTAAGTATTTCATCGATTCCAGTATTCATACTAGATGAGTAAATACCCTCTTCTACGTTTTCGTATAGTGTTGCATCTTTAGATGCTGTTATTGAATATATCATATTTAATATCCTACAATTCTACCTTTTATATCGGTATCTAAATTTTTAACTTCAAATATGCACGGATCCTGAGATGGATATACAACACCTTCTCTTGTAGCTCCTTTTATATCATATATGTTTCCACTATAACCAGACTCTTTGTCAAATAGGTTAAATATTCTTAAACTCTTTACAGTTTGAACACCTTCGACTTTATCAAGCTCTGTTGCTATCTGAGGAAGTATAATTGGTTCGTTGATTGACCAATTGTCAGGGTCGAATATACATCTTAATTTGCTAATACATCTAAGCAAAACTTCTTTGTTTTGATAACCAGGTCTTGGTAAAACTCCAAAATCTACACCTATGTTTATTATGTGTGCGTCTTTTATATTTATCGCATCTGTCAACATTCTGTATTGTGATATATATGTTTGTAAATTTTCCTTAGCCAAAGGAGTTAAAGGTACGTAATTCTTATTGTCGTCGAAAGCCAGTGTATATAAATTTATTGCTAATGGATTTTTTATTTCATGTGTTCCAACAGTCTGAATCCAGTATTGTTCATCTTTATCTAAGTATGCTTTTGCAACTGACCCGTATTTAGGAGGCATCGTGTATACCCTAGCTATATAATCCTCTCTTGTTACAGCTCTGTTTTGAGATGCAAAGTGAGCTAATGCGTTTTGCTTTATGTCTGTAGTTGATTCTTCAGATCTACCTCCGACTGCAGGATTTAGATTTATTATTGCAAGAGAATCTTTTACGGTTTTTACTGTTCCTGCAGTTAAGCCGTCTTCGTCCAACCATTTTATAGATTCAACTATTGTATCTATTGTCCTTGCAGCTACGTTTGATTTGATACCACCACCTGCGATATACTTAACAGTCAGTGTAGTATCTCTTGGAGCTTCACCATACTGTCGTGTAAACATTGTGTTTGCTGGATCAAATGCTATATCTACGTAGTTTGTTCCATTCATATAATTTTGAGTTGTATTACCATAAGGTAAACCTAAACCTACGTTTTGAGGACTAGGTACTATCAACTCGTCAGGCTGAGATGATACGCCTGAGCCAAACCACATCTGTGTTGTGTTGTCTGCTTTTACATGAGTAGTAAATCTTCTACCTGTTCTTCTTAATTTTAATATATAAGGTGAGTCGTAATTGTATACAGACATTGAAGGGTCAGCTGACCAGTTATTTATAACATCTTCAAATATATTATCTTGAGCAAGGTATTCTACTTCGTACCATTTGTTACCATCACTATCCTTTACATCTGTTATTGCTACAGCATTATCTTTAGTAAGTGTTACTTTATCGAATTTTTTAGGATCTGTAAATGTGAAAGTTTCAGTTTCCAATTTACCATTCATAGCGCTTACTTCTTTTTTAAGTAAGTAGTATGTAGGTTCTCCAGTTGTATCATCAATTTGATATACTGATATGTCCATTGGATCTGCCGAACTGCTAGCTTTAAAATCTACTTTGTCTTGAGTAATAAATTCTTGTTCTCCAGTTGTACATATCAAACCTTCAGCAACTTCCATTGCATATCTCATATCTGGATTTACAATGTTACCACCCGGTGTTATTGCAGGTACTATTTGGTACACACATATCGTTGCAAGTGAAGGTATTGACGGCTTTGTTTTATATCCTAAAGCTTTTGCTAAATCTACAACATTAGCTCGCTCTTCAGCATGCATTAATAAACTTTCTTTTAATTGATCATCTACATAATATGATAATACATCGCCAACATAAGCTGACATTTCTATGAACATCATACCTGGTGACGATTCGTTAAAGTCATTGTATGTTTCAGGGAAATATGATTTAGCAAAGCTTATTAAATCACTTCTGAATTTTCCAAAGTCTTTATTGAGATATTTTATATCTTTAGTTGTTTTTTTATCTAAGTTGCAGTTTTCAGCCATTATAAATCACCTATATCTAATGCGATTGATTGTAGATCCATGCTGTTACCTTTGAATAAGGACCAATCTATTTTTATGTTCATTCTATTCTCGTTCTTTTCTTGCGTTTCTACCTTAACTGATTTAAGATCTACATAAGGAAGCCATACTGCAACCTGTTGTTTTATGAGACTTTCTAATCGTTCTCTAACACCGCTTGTATTGTTTTCAAATAGTGTTTTCCACACGTCACAACCAAACTCAGGGTGCATAGGCCTTTCACCTCTATTTGTAAGAACTAAGTTTATCAAATTAGATTTAGTCTGTTCTACAGTTGTATATGATTGTTGAAAGTCACCTCCATCCTGTCCTTTTATACTAGCATTGTGAGGCAGCTGGCCTGATGTACTACCAGAAGGTATAAGCGTTTCGAATCCATATCGTCGTTCAGCGCTTGCATCATTTGTAAGAGGCAATGTTAATCCTATTGCTATATCTCTTTCAAAATCTAAAGGATTGAATTTATATATGGGTCTTTTTCTCATTATTTCTTAAATCTTTTTACTAAAGCTGAATAGTCTCTTGTTAAAGCTTTTCCTAAACCATCTTTTTCTAACACCTCCTGTCTTACAGGTATGTTGTTGTGATCAGTCATAGGTCTTGCTGTTGAAGTGTGTTCTTGCATACCTGCAAACTTACTTCGTAATTCATTTGCAGATACTTCAGGGTAAGCTTCAAATTCTGAAGATGTGCGTGTTTGGTTTAGCGCTTCATTAAGCGATATGTTTTCCGTATAGTTTTTTGGAACCATTGATTTTTTAGCCTGAGGGGCTTTTTGCTCTAGCATGTTAAGAGATTCATTTATCTCGTTTCTAACAGCTGTCTTGATTTCTCGTTTTACAACCTCGCGTATTAGTTTAACTAATTCTTTCTTTGTCATATATACACTCCATTACTTTATATATAAATATCTAAAAATAATGTTTTTACACCCAAGGGCCTACTGCACCTGAGTTAACATTTACCCATACTCCACTGTTTATCCAAGAAGCTATTGTGTTGCCACAATTTGTTGCCCACATTGTATGAGAAATTCCAGCCATGCCTGGTGCGAAGTTAGATTCTATAGGACATTGAACTGGAGGTGTTGCGGCAAATGCTGGTAAACATCCTGGTGCGTATGTTGCGTAAAAAACATCTATTGCAGACTTTAGGCCAGCTCCTGCTCCATCTGTTGCGGCATTCCAACTTGCTAACGATCCAAACATAGCTAGCTCTGCAGCTGCTATTGTCATTGATGGTGGGAATATAGCACCTGATGCCATTTTTATAGATTCTGCCCAAGCTTTTGCAGTTCCTGGAGATGCAACGTTTGATACGTCACCTTTTACACCTTCGTATGCTGGAGATTCGGCATCGAAATACTTTGCCATGTTGTTTGCGAATATAGGTACTATAAAAGGCATTATTGTTTCATCAACTCCATTTGTCCTTTCAGTAAAGCGTATACAGGTGCTTGAATTGCCGGACCTGACATGCCGCATGCTGTTGGGTGCACTTCTTGAGTTAACTGAGTAAGTGTCTCTAATAATATATCAGCTAAAGCGCTTACGTTTAATTTCCAAGTTGCTGTTGACAATCCTATTTCTTTTTTAGCACAAAGTATTATATTTTCTTTTTTAGAATTGAATATAAGTCTATCTGAATTTATTATTACTTGTGAGCTACCCATAAAACCACTTATGGGAGTCATAGGTATTGCAGGACCTGTCGGCACTGCTACTGATTGTGCTGCTATTTTGTTTGCAGGCTTTAAATCTATTTTCTGTGTCTTTGTTAAGACTATAGAAGAATCATTGTCATTAATATCTTCTATATGAGAATCTCCAGTATCAGCATGTCCATTTGAAATAAACATTATAGGATCACCATCAGATGAACCTATTGACCATGTGTTAGAAGGCTTTCCTGCAACAGCTGTAGAGCCTAATCTTATACTGTTATCGAATCTGCCTTGAAAGACAGTGTCACCTTCGTAATGTTGTAGTGGTGCTATTGTTTTTTCTTCAAATGTATCACCTAGTGTGTCATTGACAAAATTCTTAGGATTAAAACTTACATTAGGCAGTGAATTGTTATTGATGTCTCCCCAAAGCTGTACTGTGGATAGCCAATAGTAAGCTGATTCTTTTGGATTGATCTGAGCACCTAGTGTTGCTGCTCTAATTAAAACTACTACTTCTCCCTTCAGCGGATATGTTGATATGTTTTTATTTAAAGGAGGTATCCAATGTCCTTGAACTTCATCAGCATATGAATAATCTAACTGCTCACCAAGTAGCTTAACTTTTACATAACCTAAGTCTGCACCTGGCGTGGCCGCTTTGTACCACTGATGATCTGGATTCATTACAACATCTACTACTTCTCCGCTTGCGACTAAAGGATTTGCACCTGAGTTTGCGTTTGTGAACTTTGCCGAACCTCCTTTGTCCCCGAATCCCATTACTTACCATCCTCTAAACCTGCAACTGTATCTAATAACTGTCGCTTTTCACTCTCTGTTAATAGACCTTCAGAGCTACCTGTAGTTTCTCTGATCATTGCTCTCTGTACGATTGCAGCCATTTTAATTAAATGCTCATCGTTCTTTACACTTACTTCTAAATACTCTTTTATTATAGGTACTAGTATTGTTGCATCTCCCATGTTTTTAATCATAGGCTGTAGTTGTAAAATTAATTCGTTTATCTGCTTTTCTTTTTTAGCAGAGTTATCATATATATCTTTAAGTAAACCTTCAAATGATTTGCCTTCAAATATTTTGTCTTCTGTTATTGCCATGTTATGCTCCTATTTATATATAAATATACAAAACAAAAAACCTAGGGATTTCTCCCTAGGCTTCTTTTATATAACTATTGTAATTACTTCTTTGTTGTAAAGAATGACATCACAATTACTAAAACGATCAGTCCTACAAATCCACCATTACCTAGTGAGTTTACAAGTGCTGATAAGTTAGCAATTACGTCCATTCCAAATACTGTACCGCCAGTTAAGACAGTCCATAAGATTGTTACAGGTAATACTGCCATCATAATTGATAGTAGTCCACCGAAAAATCCATTTACATATTTGATTACTGAATCCATAATTTCTCTCCTTGTTGTTACTTGTTGTGTGGGCATTATTGCCAAGCGCGCTGCTTCGTTTAGTTGTTAATTAAAATTTAAGACCGAATCCTAAAGTAAGATTCGTAGTCTTTGCTTCTGTGTTATAAACAATTTTAGGGTCGATGTATATTCCCTTGTGAATTGTAAACATTTTCCCAACACCAATTTTCATACCATCAGTGTCAAGTCCTTGTGTTGCTGCATAAGCGAAGTACCCTTTGTAGAAATATCTTGCATGTAAATCATACGATACATCTGCTAAAGAATCCGCTTGTGAAATAGATAGTCCAACCATCAAGTTGTCCATCAGTCCGTAACCTACAGTAGGGCTAACTGCCCATTCTGTCCAAGCTACATTTGCTATGTCACCAGTACCTACATACCAGTCACCTTTTGTTTGAGCTTGAGTTGCACATAAAGTTGCAATTGTCAAAGCTAATGTTAAAAATAATTTATTCATATTTATTCCTCTTTTTATTTAGTTGATAGCGCGCGCTATTTATTAATGAGCTATTGACTCATATGTGTTAAACTTCTCCTTGAAGTCTTTTTTTATTAAATTTACAACTCGGGATATATCCTGAGTCTTTTCATCTGTCATTTCTCGTATTAAAACGTATAATGCTTTTTTATTATATTTTTCTATATTTTCTCTACGTCTGAACAACTCCATTACTGCATAAGCTATTTTAATATCAGAGTTTTTTGAAAATATAGTTTCTACTCTTGAATCGTAATCTTCTACAAATAGATCTGTAAAATCTTTTAGTGATTCTTTTCTAGAACTATCATGTTCTTCATTGACAGTGTCTCTTGCTTTATCAACTGCTAGTAAATCTGTTTTAGATTTAAGAAGTTTGTAAGCTTTGTTGTTTGTTTGTATACAGTAGTTTTTAGCAACAATACTAAAATAAGAAAAAGCCCTTCCTTTTTCTTCAGTATACTTAGGTAATTTTTGTAGTAAAAAACCTATCACTTCGTATTGCTTATCTTCTGTTGTGCCATTCATATAAGGAAACTTAAATCTGTTTATTATATTTTGAGCTAATTTCCATACAGGATAATGTATATGTTGAGAATATACTCTATTTCTTTTACTATAAGTTTTTTCTGAATTATATGCAACAATTGCTTTTTCAGTAACAGGAGTAAAATACATTTTGTTTTTTCTCTTTCTACCTCGTTTGCTTTTGTTGTTCATGTAATCATCAAAGTCTTGTTCGTACTTTTCTACGTTTAAATAAAACTCGTCAACAGGGCTTGTTTTCTCTACCATTTCTTAGACTCAAGTTCGTTTTCTAATAACAGTATTATTTCTTTGATGCTAGTAAACACTTGGCCTACTTCATCATCAGATTCAAATCCGCCTTTGCTGTCTGTTTCTTTCATATGTTTTAAAGCTAGCTTAAACATCTCTTCGCTACTTCTAATCACACCATCTTGATGCATTAAAGTATCTTCTAGTTTTTCATGTTTTTTAAGCATGTTTAATATAACGTATATAAATGATAATAAACATATAGTTAAAGTTAAAATTATCCACTCCATTATTTTTCCTCTTTAAATAATCCAGAGAATATATCTTCAACAGATTTGTTTGCTGTTGCAGTATCTAAAGATTTCTTTTTGTGAGTAGAATTTGCTGCCTTCTTAACTTCGCCACCTACTTTGTTAATCTCACCTTCAATCTTTGATGCCATCAAATCAGCTTGATGTAATACCAATGGCATGTTTGTTTTAAAGTTTCTGTCAGAATTATAATGCTTATAGTATTGAGTATTTGCTTCGTCATACAAACCGTCATGTACCATAATAGATATCATTTCATTTTCTGATACTTTAATTCCAAAGTGTTGTAATAACCATAAGCTTCTATGCTGTACAGGCATCCAATTTAATTCAGGGTTTAAGTTCCAAAGTGATCCTTGATTTTTTCTATGCCAGTCACTTGGATTAGGTACATATAAATCATTTTCTAAATCACCATATTTTCCTAGATCGTGGTTTAAAGCAGCGAACATTAATTCTTCTAATGTGTAACCTTCCATTGATGATCCCATGTGTTTCCAAAGGTCATATGTATGTTTAGCACATTTTGCAACTCTTAATACATGTTCAACATAACCTCCTACAAATGCGTTATGGTAATTTATGTTGCCAGATGCAGGAGCAAACATCATTCTTTCTTGAAAGCTTTCGTACATTGCTTTTAATTTTTCTTTTCTTTCACCTTCGAAATTATTGTCTATGATTAGTATTAAATCATTCCAATTTTGTAATAGTTGTTCTTCTGTTAAATTCATGAGTTCTCCTTTATTTGTGATTCTACCTTGCTCCAGTAATTAGCTGTTTGTGGTTTTTCCAATCCTCTTGGGCCGCCATTCCAGCATCGAGCTATTTGCTCCGGAGTAGTAAAGTTATAATGATTACAGTATATTTTCAACATTTCTATTGACTTGTTTCTATCCCATCTGTCTTCGTATGAGTAGAAATTATTTTTTAATATTCTATTGATATCGTTTACCATTGTCTTTCTTATTT